CGGTGTCTCGTGACCCTCCCCACCGTGTGTCCACGAGCACGATTATGCGAAGTGCGGCGACGAGACGTATTGCGGGTGCACGCCACCCGGACAAGTCGAGTCGTAGGAGATTCACGGTAATGCGCGCCTTTCGAGAGGGACGGGACGAACGATGAGTAGACCTGGCGAAGAAGACTACGACCGCGCCCACCGACGGCGTGAAGACGAGGCAGTGCGTACCAAAGCGATAGCGGATGTCGCTGAGTGGATTACGTCGTCGATGGCGTCTGGGATGTTCGGCTCTGACACCCACGGGTTGCGATGTAGGCTAGCGGAGGTGATTTGGTCACGAGAGTGGGAAACCGCCCTCAAGGAACAGACGCTACGGCCTTGAGTCGTGCGCGCGATGCGAGAGGATTAACAGGCGATGTGTCGAATACCGGACAGAGATGAGCGTATCCCCTTCTGCGTCGCCTGTATGGGCCAAGGGTGGCGGGACGGCGTCGAGCCTCCGATGACGGACCACCCGTTGCACGCTCACGGGGAGTGCAAGTGCTTCGGGGAGATGAGCCCGGAGTGTCCGTTCTGCAAACACATCTGCCCCGTCTGTCTTGGTGACGGCGGTGCGTGAACTGCGCGCGAAGCCTCGCCACCCTCCCACATAGGAGTCTCCCCGAGTCGAGCGATTCCGTCGCGGGGGTCACGGCGTCCCCGGGTGGTCCGGGGCGCCGGTTTTTATTTTCACTTTCCTCTTGCATTATGGCTCGACACGAGCCATATTCATCTTGTCAGCACGGAGCTGACGGGAGGATGCGGAGATGATGATGACGTACGCAGTGCAGGACGGGATCGTGACGGAGCTGGACCTCGGAATGCCGGGTACGTACTCGGCGCAGTGGAGCGGCTACGGGACTGACTGGGTGGTCGTCATGGCCGAGTCGAGCGACGCTGCCAAGATCGCGTCGCTGGAATACGACGCCGGCCGACGGCTGACCACGGACGAGCTCATCGCACTTGACTCGATGCTCGACGTCCACGCGGGCCGCGGCATCGTGCAGGACAGCGCCGTGGCGCATGCGGAGCTCGATCGTATCGGCGTGGAGGTGACGTCGTGAGCCGTGGTCATCGTCACGCGGCCGAGTCCACTGGTGCGATCTACGGATATTCGGCGTCGATCCCGGGTGCGATCGAGGACCGTCGGGCTCACGGGGCCGTCACATACACTGAGACATGTTCGTGTGGCGCAACACGTCGCGTCAATTCGAACGGTCGCCATAGAGAGGAAGGGCCGTGGTCGGCGCCGGAAGATGCGGCATTGGAGGCCGAGTGACCCGACCCGGCAAACCGACGACGCTCACGGGCGCCTGGCTCGCGATGGCCGAGCGCGCGGGGGGCGTCGTCGCGCTGGCTCGCGAGCTCCAGATCGGCCGCGAGACGCTTCGAAGGTGGGCGGCGGGCGGCCAGGAGCCGGGCGGTCCAGCAAGGGCGCTCATCGCTACGTGGTGCCGGCGGCGGGGGCTCGCAACGCCCTGGTAGGCGCAAGAATCCTTGCAGGTCAACCGTGACCCGGTGGGCGGAGGGGCGAGGGAAGTGGGGCCAGGGGCTCGCGGGGACATCCGAGAGGTGGGAGGGTAGGGGGATGGGGAAATGGGTCGGGATTGCGCTGCTACTCGCGGGGTGCGGACGAGGCGAGACAGCGGCACCGCCGTGCGTCCAGGCGTGCGAAGTTCGAGTGCGCACGGAGGACTGGATCCACGAGCACTACGCGGTCGAGATGGCCTGCTGCGAGGCGCCCCAGTTCGACGCGGCCTCGTACACCCTGCTCGAGCTCCAGGGCTACTGTTTCGCGCCCGTCGACGGCGGCTGCTGACCGAAAAAAGGCCCGACCGCCTTTCGACGATCGGGCCCAGGGGGGATGAGGAGATCAGGCTACGCCACGGCGACGAGTCGGTCAAACGGCGATTTGCGCGCAGCTCGCGAGCAGATCGCGACGGGCGGCGTTACGGAGAAGTGACCCGCCCTTTTCGATGGAGGTCGCGCTCTCGGCGGCGGCAGTCGTCCAGTCGCCTGCGAGGATCGCGGAGCGCATGTGCGGCCATCCCGTGAGGTCCGGGCCATCCTGCCATGCGAGATCAATGAGTGCGATTTGCGCCTCGGCTCGATAGGTGTCCCACGCGGGAAGTTGCGCGCGCAGAGCAGCTTCGTCGCTCGCGATCTTCTGCTCGAACAGGTGCTTGAGCAACGTCGGATCGGCGCGCCACGAGCATGCAATCGCGTACTGCGCGAGCGACATGTCCGGGCGCATCGGAATGATGAGCTCCCATGCATCGACGGCACCGGGCCCGAAACGCGCCGCGTCCTGTTTCGTGAACGCGTCGAGTCCGACGCCGATCGAGCATCCCTCCCGGTCTCGGTACCAGTAGTTCGGGTTCCCCTCCCATCGGAGGAGAGCCGCCTCGCATCGCGCTTGGACCTCGGGGGTCATCGCGACGCCGTCGTGCCGGCATCACCGAGAGCTCGGCGCGCGAGCACCCGCGCCTTGGCGGTCGCGCGGTGTTTCGCCGCGAGAGCCACGGCCTGATCCTCCGTGATGGTCGCACCGCCGTCGGGGAGCCTGAAACATCCGTAGACCCCGCCCGCGAGCGCGATGTCGTTGACCGGGCTCGTGATGTTGGGGTCCGCCTCGAGAGCTTCGATCACGCACGTCGCATCCGCGGCGACTTCGGGGGCGAGCGCGAGGACGTCGTTCTCGGCTGTCTTGACGTCGCCGCCGAGCGTTCCGCCGCATGCGGGCGTGCACATCGCGGCGACGAGACCGCCGAGGATGAGCGCCGCAATCGCGCCCCCGATCGCAACCGTCGGGGCCTTCACTTCACACCCCCGGCCGCCGCGACGACTTGCCCGGCATCCTGGTCCACGACCGCCGCGAACTTCGCGAGTCGCGACGCCGGCCAGATGCGCTCGACGGCCTGGCAAATGCGGTGGACGGTCGGATACGCCGCGACTCCCGCGGCGAGAATGTCGGCGATGGTTTCGGTGTTGATGTTCATGATTGAGAGTTCCTTTTCCTTTTTCTAAATTCACGCCATTCGGCACGAACAAGAGCGAGCGCCCATTGGACTGCCCCTATTGCAAGCGCCGTCGTGACCCCCGAGAGCGCCTGCTTGAGGAGTGGGCCCATCGTGTGGAGTGCCTCCACCCAGCCGATTCCCACCGAAGTCACGAGCGCATCGATCCATTTGGGGTGATGCTGGATCGACATGGCGTTGTGCTCCTCGCTCACGGTTACGCCTCCGGAGGCGGAGCAGGAATCGTGTCCAGCCTGGTATGCTCAAGCGCTTTCGGTTCGTCCGTGGTCGCGCCTTCGATGACGAGGGCAAACCGCGTGGCTCCATCGACGAAAGGAGGAGCAAAAATGTCAGCAAGTGCCTTGGTTTCTTGGAGAGCGATGCGCACACTTTCCCAAAGTGCGTCCTCGATGGCCGCTACTTGGCCGGGGGACTTCGAAAGCTCGTCGGTCAACTTGATGAGCTGGTAGAGCCGGATCCCTGCTGTCTTTGCGACGATCATCGATAGCGCATGATCGGCGAAGTTTGAGAACTCGAACGATGCGACGGGCGGCGGATTCGCCACACCCGGGAATTTGGTGACGGCGATGGGAGGCGGGATTCGGAAATAACGCATGGGGCTCCTATGCAGTGTTTACGACCGTGAAGGCCGCGGTTGTGATGCCGAGCGCGGATGCGACGCACTCAGCGAGCGCAGTGAGTAGCGTCGAGATGAGGCCGGAGATCGAGACGACCCACTCGTACGATTTGCCGCTCGTGCCCGCGTCGTCGATTCGGATCAGTGCTTGGCTCGCCGGCAGGTTGATCCCAGCCGCGACCCGGATCGCCGCGATCGTTTTTCCGTCGACAGAGAGGGGCGACTGAAGGGTGAGTAAGAACACCCCGTTCGCGGTGGATAATGTCGTGCTTCCCGCGGTCACCCCGAGCTTCGTCTCCACGGCCGATTTGAGCGCCGCCTGAATATTGGTGAGCACCGATCCGCCGATCGACTGCCCCGGAAATCCGGTTGGGTCTCCCGCGGGCGTGATGAGTGTAAGGTCCACTTCGCCCGTAGCCCAATTATGGGCGGTTAGGACGCGGTAGATCGCGTTCGTGCCACCGATAGATGAGATGGGAGCGTTGAGTGTAATTTGCATGATTAGTAGAGTACACATGAGTTGGCGGCGTTGCAGCACACGATCCACCCGAGCTTGACAGATGTAGCGGAGATCGTGGTGGCCGCGGTGCCCGTGCCGCATTTGATCGAGATCGTGAAGGCTCCGAACGTTACCGCGCTCAAATCAAGAAACCACGTCCCCGCTCCATTGCTCCCATTATTGCTAGGGAATGTAATTGTAACGTTTCCCGTGAGCGATACCGCCGATACCGAAATAACGATATATTGATATGCGGTGCTGGCAAGTGTTGTATTCCCAGTGCTTGCGACCGATACGCTAGTCGCTTGACCAAGCTCGAGGCCTTCGCTCTCGAAAGCGATCATATGAAGACCTCCTTGCCGGAGGTATAGACTGGCTGCCGAATTGATAACAAGATTGTTGCCAGTGGGCGACTGATACTGAGAGGAGACGATGGCCCCGCCTGTGCTCCATCCGAACGAACCAGATGTGAGCGTGAGCAGCGTCGATCCGGCGATCTGAAACGCCAGAGATCCCGACGTGCTGTTGAGCGTGAGGTTTCCGGACGACGCCGTGATCGTAGTGGCGTTTACGAACGTGAGGGCGCTCGACGTGAGCGTCGCCCAGTTGGTCGACGCGCCGTTCGTGAACGCGAGCGTGTTCGCGCCACCGCTGGCGATACCGGCGGAAACCGCGTTCGAGCCGCCTTGGCCGACCGAGAGCCCGTTCGCCGTGAGCTGCGCGACGGGATTCGCCGCGGACGCAGCGGAATAAAGCGAGACCGCCGTCCCGACGATGAGGCTCGCGAGGCGCTTCGCCGTCGTGCCGATCGTCGTCGCAACATCCGTGCTCGGCGTGATGGTCGCGGCGGATAGGGCGGCGAGCTGGCTTTGCCCTGGCGCGCTTACCGAAAACGCGACGTCGCCCGACGCCGTGACGGGGCCGTAGGTCCCCGCCGCGGTCCCGACGAAAAGCTGTCCCTCTGTGACGGCGCTCGCGCTTACCGCATTACCCTGAAGCTCGGTGGCGTTCGAGCCGCCGCCGCCTCCCTGGAATCCTACGATGAGCATGTCAGTACCCCACGTCGACGTTGAGGGTCGCGCCGGTGGCGATCGTGAGGGTCGGCTGCGAAGAGCTCGCGACCCAATAGAACCCCTTTTGGATGGGCCTCTCCGGTTTTAGATCCCACGAGAAGGGTTCGCCTGCGGGCACCTCGATGATGGTGGCGATGTTCGGCGTCGCTCCGTTGACCGGAGTGGAGGCCGAGTCGAACATCATGACGTAAACGGTCGATGCGCCGTTGTTCGTTCCGGTGATCGAAACGACGTTGATCGGAGCCGCGATGCTGCCCGTGTAGCCGTTGGAGTTGAACGATTGCGACATGCGTCCTCTTCTTTTTTGCGCCGCTAACCGGCCTTGTATTCCACGAGCAAACGTTCAATCGTCCCGCTTGCCGCGCCGCCCACGTTCGGGTTGTACATCCCAAGGACGAGGTTCCATCCTGATGTTCCTCCTACCGCAGACCCGAGGTTGCCCTCTTGCGCCTGTCCCGTCGTATTTCCGAAGCAAGAGTACGAGCTCGCCGCGGGGAACCCGGAGGAATACGTCGAGCACATGAACGATGCGGCCCACGCCGCGAGCCCAGAAGGCGCGCAGATCTGGATGATGTCCGGCCCCGTCGAACTGGGCCATGTGGTCTGCGATGGCTGACCAGATCCATCGAGCACCGACGAAAACGAAACCTCCATCGCTCCGCCCGACGTGCTCTCGCGGTTGGCCAGCATGTAGGAGTACTGCGACGCCTTCGCGACTGCGATGAAGACGCACGATGCGTTTTGCGGGGTCCCCTGGAGCACCTGGGCCGAAATCCGGAACGGCATATTGAGGTGCCATCCGGGAATGATCGAGGTCATCGCAAAATTGACGCCCGGCGCATTGTACGCGACGGATCCCGCGGAGCCCGACGCGAACACGACGCTCTGCACGGGCTGAATGACCAGTCCGGCGCCGTTCGAGATCGCGAGTGTCGTGGCATCGTTCGCCGAGTTGACGCGAGTGCCTGAAAGGGTCCCGATGGTGACGGCGCCGTTCGTGCCGAGCGTTTGATTCGGAAGCAGCGTGAAGTCGGTGAGACTGGCGGTCTGCCACCCATAGTTCGGTGGCGATGCCGGCGTAGCCCATGCCGCGACTCCGCCAACGGTAGTCATGACGTCGCCATTATTTGCGCTTGGCGCAACGGTAACGTCGGTACTCCCGTTTGTCGGATTGTCGGTCGCGACGAGCGGCGGAATGACGTTGAGGATCGTCTCCGATGGAAGCTGAACGCCGTTATTGGCAACGAGATTCAGTATCCAATCGATCCAGCCGGGGTTTTTCGGGAATGCCATTTAGACCCCGCTCGTCGTCGTGAGGTAGAGAACGGAGATGTAGCCGGTACCGCCGTCCGCTCCGGCCGCTCCGGTTCCGCCTGTCGTCGGGCCCATGCCGCCCGCGCCTCCACCACCGCCTCCCGCACCGGTGTTCGCAGCAGGAGACCCGCCCGCGCCACCAGCCCCACCCTGATTCGAGACTACGCCTCCCGCACCTCCCGCAGTTCCCGCGGACGCGCCCGAACCGCCGGCGGCACCCGCTGCACCGCCAGTGGCCGTTCCGCCTCCGCCTCCGCCGCCGCCGCCTCCGCCCGGACCGTAGGGGCCTGCTCCACCACCACCGCCTCCGCCGCCACCAAGATCAGACGACGTGGCCGCGCCCTGCGTCCCGCCGCCGCCGCCGGAGCCTCCGAGGCTGGGACATCCCGCGAACGACGCGGCCTGGCCGCCTCCGGTCGCCGTGACGGCCGTACCCCCGTTCCCGAGCCCAGTCGGGAGCCCGACGGGCGGACCTCCCGTAGTGAGGGCGGGGAGCGGCGCGTAGACCGAGCCCGTGACCGTTCCGCCGCCGGGGAGATAGCCCTCTTGGCTACTGCCGACAATCGTCGCGGAGCTCGGCCCCCCCATCCCTCCCGGGAATACGAGCGAACCAAACGAGGACGACGGGCCGCTCAGTCCAGCGGTCCCCGCGGCTCCTCCGTTGCCGCTCGAATTGCCCACGACGACCGTGACGGTCGCGCCAGGCGTGAGTGTCGCGTATTGGGTCTGCGCAATGGCTCCGGCGCCACCACCGCCGCCTAGCGACGTTTCCGCGGAAGTTGTGGGGCCAGTAGCGCCGCCTCCACCACCGCCTCCCGCTCCGCATCCCGTGACGTATGCCGGCCCGACCGCGCCCAAGGGTACAGTCCAGGTGTGCGACCCAGCGGTTGTGAAAATCTCTTGCGCCCACGTCTGTCCGGCGAGGTTGAGAAACCCTACCTGATTTGCGAGGGCCTGAAATGCCGCGATGACGGATGCCGCCGCATCCGGATCGCCGTCGCTCGGGACAGGGAACGACGCGGGGTATGTCGTGACGTATCCGGTCGCTCCCCCAACGCCGTTGCCCGTGGAGCCATTGAGCGTGAACGAGAACCCCGATGTGACGGTGATCGTCCACGTGCCGTTGGCCGCCGTGTTGATGAGATGCGCCGTGATGTTGACGGAGTTCCCCGTCGAGAGCTGATGGGGCTCCGCCGTCGTGATCGCGATCGGGCTCGCGTTCGTCGATGAGGCAATCGCGACGTTTCCGGTAATCGTTGTCGGCATTCAGCGAACTCCATCCCAATACACGGCCGTCGAAAGACGGCTTGGCGCCTGGGTGCTTCCCGAGGCCTGATAGCTGGACTTTCCCCACAACCCGTCGGGAAGCCCTGTTCCGTCGCGCGCCGTGGCGGGATTGAAGCTCGTGTCATCGAACGCGAGAATGATGTTCACGCATCGTGTCCCCGCCGGCTTCCATTGCCGCACGATCTGTTGCACGGTCGAAACCTGGCCCGGCAATGCCGTAGACCCCCACGTGGTGTTCGGACCCCATACGGCTCCGGATCCCCATGTCGTCGGCTGCCAAAGGCCGTTGGGATAGATGATGACCCAGAAACGCGCCCACCGATTGAGCGGGGTCGTATCGCCGTCCCAATCCCAGTTGTTTGCGCGAACCACCGATCGCGCGCCATTCGTTGCGCGCGTGCACCACTTCCCGCGCACGTCCACCGTTCGAAGCAGCGGGAGAGGCCCGAGATAACCCGCGAGCTGGTCGAGCAACACAAATGGATTGCCGGCCGTCTTCCACGGAGTCCGGAAGCCCACGAGCCGAGCCGCGTAGGATTTCGACGACTCCCCGATCCCACGAATGATCTGACGGTCGTGCCCCATCGCCGCGAGCGCGTCGTCGGGAGCGGGAGTCCCGCTCGGATCTTGTTGTGGGAGAGACACGAGCGCGCCACGTCGTACGCGCTCCATGAACGCGTCTTTGACGACGTCGAGCACAAATCCAACCTCGCCACCTTCGTCCGTCGTGAGCCACGTTGGCCCGATAAACTTGCGCGTGCTTCGAAAGGTCGGGAGCGCCATTACATGCCCGGCACAAGCGTAATGGTCCCCGTCACCGTACCGAGGACCGCAACCTCTCCAGCGCTCAAACTCAAGGCGACGGTCGGAACCGATAACGAAACTTCGATCCCTTGCGGATAGGTGGAGAGGATCGTCGAGATGATGAGGCTCAAGTCGATGATGCCCGTCGTAGCGGGCGGAATGACGGCGCCGCCGATCAACTGCTCCGCGACCATGGCCTCAAGGGCTGCCTGAACCGACGCCTGAATGGTAGCCGAGGTCTGGTTGACGCTCGCGCCGATGGCAAGCGTATACGTGACATTCAAGGTAACGGGCGTCGCGGCGATGACCGTGCAATCGAAGCCGAGGGGCTGCGCCCATTGATCGATCGCGGCTTGCACGGCCGCGATGTCGCCGGAGCCGATCGCCGCAGAGCCGGGACCGGCCACCGCGAGATTGAACGCGCCGTTATCTCCGGCCGACGGATACGTGAGAGCCTTCGTTACTGTAAGGATCCCGGTGAGCGCGTTATTGAGCGCCACGTATTCGTAAATCTGAGCTGGGCCGTTGGGGCTCGCCGCAGCGACGGAGTTGCGACACTGCTCGACGATCGTTTGCGCGGACCACGTGTCGATTCCGATCGCGGCCGCAGGGTTGGTGACCGTGACACCCGGGTACCCCGAGACGAAATTCGTGATCTCGCCAGCGCCCGAAGTGGATGCGGATCCCGGCTGGTCGGCCTCGATATCCACCGTGATCGATCCGCCCGGCACGAGCGTCCCGCCTTGCGTGTTGTGATACGTGTAGCCGGTGGACGGATTCGAAAACGTAAAGTCGCCGGGTTCGAACTCGTAAAATCCTCCGCCGGTGTTGGTAAGCGTCTCCGTCGTCGTCGCATAACTCGCGGGGGGGACCGTGACCCCGTAGTCCTCAAGCGCCGCGATCGTAAGCCATTCGATGGCCGTCGTAGGCGCGTAATCGAGAAAGCGACATTGGATGTAGTTCGCGACGATCGGCTCGAGTTGCGCGAGCAGTTGCGCCTCGGCATTGAACAGAGAGATCGTCGGGTCGCCCGGAAGCCACGCGGTTACAGGGAGCCCCGCGGCCGTCGCGATGCCCAAGAACCCATTCAGGATCTGCGCCTGCGTCTGCTGAACGAGGAGCGTCGCGAGGGAAGGGGTTGCCATGCTCTATGAAATTCCGAGGAGAGACGCGGTCACGCCCGAAACGCCGATGACGAGCGCGAACGGGCCGGCGCCCGTCTTCCCGTTGATTTGAATATTCCAAGCCGTCGATGGTCCGGACGTCGTAGACGTGACGGTCGCAGTAGCCGAGATGACCCGCTCATCCTTGATGCATTCGGCCTCAATCTGCCCAGGGAGCGATGCGACGGCGCTCGGCGTCGAAACGGAACCGATGAGGTTCGCGAGATCGAGCCCGTAGTTTTGTTCGTCTTCGCCGCCTTGGAGCGATCCGCGCGGCGTAATGAATCGCCGGAAGATGGCCTCGGCGACTAGCCGCGGGCCCGTCGAATAGCGCGTCGTCAGAATCGACGTCGTGCACGAAAGGTCCCTGCCGAAATCGACCGTCGTCGAGCTAGCCACTGGTCACCAAAGGAGAGCCCGAACCGATCGCGAACGCGGGGAGGAGAGGGTTGGCTGCGGTGACGGTGCAGGGTCCGCCCCCGCTCGGAGCCACGATCTTGGCATTCGAAAAACTCACGGAATCGCCAACGCGGCCCACGGCTGCGCCGCCACCCGCAAGCGCAAGAGACGTCGGTACGAATCCGGCCGAGTCGGCGTCCTCGAATGCAAACACCGAGGGGCGGGACGGATCGCGATTGATGAATCCAACCACCACGCGCGAGCCGAGCGCGGGCTTTCCGAGCGCGCCCGGGATTCCGGGACGCATCGTGACCCGCTGAAGCCACGGCATTCCGGTCGAAGAGAGAACGGGCTGCAAATTGAGACGATTTCCCGTAAGAGAGACGACGCGATACTCCGTGAGGCCCGAAAACTTGAGGCTCGGATCGAGCTGCTCGAAAATCGCACGAAGGGCGGCGAGCCGCCGGGAGAGGCCCGATCCCATCGCGCCCCAAAGGGTCGTGCGGAGGCCGTCTTGCGCGGATATTTCGTGCTCGACGTCCACGGCCGTGAGGCCGTACGCCTGGAGTCCGGGGAGGATCGTGGCGATCGAGTCGCTCGCGATTGTGACGGTCCCGCGCGCAAGGTCGATCTGAGAGATTTGAGTGGAAGTCGTTTGCGGCGTCGATGGCGCGCGCGAGCCGATTCGCGTCTTCCCGTCCTCCCCGACGTACCAGGCGCCCGGAAAGAGTAGCTCTAGGACGCGTGCCCCGATGTCCGCGGGGCGCGTCCACGCCGTTCCCACCGTCGCCGTTGCCGAGATCGTAGTCGCGTCGAACGTCTCGCCAGTGTCGTTCGCGAGGTCCGCGAGAACGAGCGAGAGTTTTACGCCAGCATCGTTCGCATAGCTGCGAGAGGCGAGCTCCTTGCCCCAACCTCCGGCACCCGAGCCGAGCCGATAGAACGACCGGCCGGCCGCTGGACCGCCCGAAAGGACCGTGCACGCGATTGTGAGATCGGCAATCGCGAGAGTGGCGCTTCCCGTGAGAGCGACTTCACCGTCCACATCCACTTCATGGAACGAGAGACCCCAGCCAGGAATGAAGCATCGCGCCGACGTTACGCGGTTGCCATTCAGCGTGGCAGATGCGATTACCCCCATGGCGTCGCCTGCCACCTATTCGTCAATGCGTTGAGCTGCGTCTTGAGATCCGCGTTGGGGTCGACCGTCGTCTTTGGGGAGCCGACAATGGTGCCGCCCTTCTTCTTGGGGGGTCGATACTCCTGGAATTTCACGACGACGGTTGCGCCGCCCTTGCCGTCGTAGACCATCCCGCCGATCGAAGAGACGACCACGGACGTGATTTTGTTTCGAGCGAGATCCGGGTGATAGATGGTCGGAGCCGTCGGAATCGCTTGGCCGATCGAAATCGATTCGAGCAGTTGGTGAAACGGTTCCCACGCGGTGAGGTCGTCGGTGCCCTGCGCAACGTCTTTGACGAGATAGAACGACGCCGTGAACTCTCCGGGAGGGACGGCCTTTCGGGTAATGCTGGCGCCATCGAGGGATTGCCCGGCCTTGACGTCCCACGTGATCTTTCGATCGTGCCCCGAGAGCGTCACCTGTCCCGGCGACGGGGTGCCGAGAAGCACGATCGAAACGTAGAGCTCCGGGTCATCGATGATGTTCGGCATGCTGTTAGGTCGCGGGAGCCATCGCTCCGAGTTGAGCGGCGTCGCCTTCGAGGACCATCGTCAATAGACCGCGGAAGCGCGACTCCGCTTGCTCGGCGCCCTCGACTCCGTAGAAATTGAACACGACGTTTTCGAGGCTCGCCGATCCTCGAGGCGTTGCCGCCGAGCCGACTTGGGGGGCGGATGGCGCGCGCGATTCCGGAGGCGCAAGCATCGTCTCGAGGGAATTCTGAACCCGGGCCGTCTTGTGATCGATGCCGAGCGCGGCACCCTCGCCCATGTTTTCCCCGACGTCCTGCTCGAGGAGCGTCGATGGCGAATGAATCCCGAGGAGTCCTTTGACGCCGTCGACGGCGCCCATGACCACGCCTTTGAGTGCATCAAACACAGCGCCGCCGGCATTCGCGATCCCGTTGGCCAACCCGTGGATCATGTCGAGCGCCATGCTTCCGACGTCGATCGACGCGAACCACGCTTTCAGTGCATCCCAGTGCGCGATCATCTCGTAGATGGCGACTCCGACCAGCGAGAACGCCGCGACCACTGCGAGGAATGGCCAGGTTGCCGCCAGTGCCGCGGTCGCCACTCCGTAGAGCGCCGGGATGAGCAGGTAGAGCGCAACGACCACGATCCCCGTGATGACTCCAGCCGTCGCCGCGAGCGCAGCCTTGACGATTCCCTGGTGCTCTTTCAGGGCAATCATCGCGGTGAGGGACCACACTTCAAGTTGGAGAAAGAACCGCTCCGCAATGGTAGAGAGAGCCGGAATTTCATCGATCAATGGCTGGAACAGCGACTCGAACACCGCCTTGATGGCTTTGCCGCTCGCGGTGTTTTCGTCGAACAGCGCGCCGAGCGTTTGGAGCCCTTCGAGCGCGGGCGCGATCTTTAGGCCACCAAAGAGCTCGGAGATGTGCGAATGAAAAACCTTCGACTGCTGATCGAGGCTCAGCATCTCTTGTTCGAACTCGGGACCGAACTTCAACTTTGCAGCGGCGATTGCCGTTCGGTTGAGGGCGTTCGTCAACGCGTCGCCACGAAGCCCCGAGTCCGCGAGTTGCTTTGCCGTATCGCTCAGTTCCTCGCGCGTGAGCGGAAGGACCTCGGTGAGGTGGGTCAATTGGTCGTCGAGCTTGTCGCCGCCACTCACCGATCTCGCAATGCCGGCCGCCAGCCTTGCCCTGGTATTTTCGGCGTCCGCGAGACCGATCGACCATTTCGCAATCGCGACAGTTGCGGCAACGACGCCAGCCGTAATTGCCGCAAATACAGCGACGAGCGCGGCCATCCCAAGCATGAGGGTGATTTTCGGACTCAGGCCCGAGAACACGTCCCCAAGCTTCGAGAAGCCCTCGGCCAGTTCGACGATAGGGCGACCGGCCGATTCGCCGATCGGGCCCAATCGACCGAGCCCGCTGGCGAGCTTACGGAAATTGATCTCTCCCTCTTCCGCAGCCTTCTTCTGCTTATCGAGGTCGTCGGCCAGCTTCTTCGCGGCCTGTTCGGCATTCGAGGCGCTCACTTTGAGCTTGTCGAGCGCCGCGGCCTGCGCCTCCATCGCCAGCTTCGCATCCGTGGCTTTTTGAGCCGCGGACTCCTGTCTCTTTTCGAGACGAGCGAGCAGCGCCTCTGCCTTTGCTGCTCCCCCCGCATCGCCGACGGCAAGCGCTTCAGCGAGCTTTCCTCTCTGAGCGTCCGCTGCGATCCCGATTTTCTCTACGCTCTTCGCTGCTCGATCGGCGGACGTTTCGGACTGCTTGAAAGCGATGGCCCCAGCCTGCATCGCCGCCGACGCGTCCAGGCTCGCTTTCTCCGCGGCAGTGAGCTGAGCGGCGAGCTTGTCGATCGCCGACGCCGCGGCATTGACGCCTGGCGTTCCCGTTACCGGGATATCGATCTCGAAGGTCGTTCCGTCGCCCATTGTCAGCCCTTCATGAAGAATCTGCGCGCGTAGAAGATCGTTTCGGCAACCACCGCGATTCCGGCGCTCGCATCCATCTCATCGCCGCCGAGGGCCCACGCCTCGATGCACGCCGCCAGAACGCCGGGGTTCTTCTGGGCGGAATCGATGCGAGCTTTCAGCCTTTTCCCTCTTCGTCTCGGCGCGCCTCGACGGCCTTGGCGCATTCGCTACCGCCTGAGATGATGGTGCCGGCCGCGTGCTCCAACACTTGCGCGCGCAACTCGGTATCTGGTTCGGGGTACACGAGGCACACAGTGGCCAACTGCTCGTGCGCGCTCTTCAGGGCGCCGGCCGGATCGTTACTTTTCTGTGCCTTGAATATTTGATCCGAATATCGCTTATATTCCACTTTCGCCGGGTTTCGAAATGCCACGCGCACCGGAAGCCCAGTCCTAAACGTGTTCACCGTCATCGTGATGAGCAGTTCACCCCGCGCCTCCTCGAGCGCGTCGATTGCCGCAAGGTCGATCAGTTCCTGTTCGGCGCGCGCCTTGTCGTACGTCGCGCGTCGGTTTGCCATGCGCTTCTGAACTTCTTCGATGGTAGCCATTAGAGCAACACCACTTCCTGGCCGTTGATGAAGTTCGCGATCTCGATTGGGTTGAGGGTGATGTCGATCTTGTCGGGATCGGATCCCTCCTTCATGTCATCGGCATCGCTGAGGTATCGGCAACCCTTGAGTGTGACCTGGTAGATGTTGGGATCGCCCGGTGGCGTGTGTTGGATCACGATGTTGAACGCGACGACCGAAATCACCGCTTGGGTGCCGCGCATGGGCGCGATCGTCATGAGGTTCGAGATGAGCCTTCGCATGCCCGATCGATAGAGCGTCGCGCTTGCGTCTTGGCTCCCCTGTCCGGTGGTTCGCGCCGTGACTCGACCACCGCTTGCGCCGCGCTTCTCTCCGACCTCCACCTTGCGGGACCATTTGATTGCGGCGATGTCCGCGATTGACAGAAGAGACGCGCCAGTGATGTCCGCGGTCACGTTGATGTCGGCCCACGAAGGCTCAACGGAGTTGAGCGACGGGTACGCTTGATTTGTCATTGCAGTGGCTCCTTACGAGACCGTCGTGAGCGTTGAGAGCTGCTCGAGCGTGCCGTTCAGATTGATCGCGAGCGTCCCCGGCAGGGTCGCGCCCGTCGTGTTGAGGATGGCGGTCGCGGACGGCGTCCAATTGACCGACGAGCACCGCGGCCCCTCCGTGAGCGACGAGGAGAGCAACGCTTGCTGGAGGAGCTTATTGACCTTCTGCTGAAGGAGTCCGAGCGATGCCGTCGTCGCGGTTCCGTCCGAGTTGAGGATGAGGACCGTCCCGACGGCGCCTTCCGTCGCCGCCTGCACCGTCGTCATGGCGACGTCCACGACCGCGAGGTTGTGGGTGCGCGAGAGAAGGGAGCCGTCACTGTCGCGGGTCAGCGAGAGCGCAACAAACGCCCCGAGCGGACCATTGGCCCACGTTCGAAGCGTAGTGAACCCGGCTTCGAGGAGACCGCCGTCCGCGCGCTCATCGTATTCGATGACGTTGCCGATTCCGTCCGTGAGGTCCCACCCGACGAGAGGTCCATCGTCCTTGCGCCAGCACGGGATCTGGACGTCGTGCTGGTACTCACGAAGGGAGGCCGCCCACGACGCTGGGCGCCGATGATTCCAGCCGGTGATCGGCGAAAGCTTGCGCGCGCGGCCCGCGGCGATATCGATGCGAGGATCGGCCGCGATCGTCACGAACGACGCGACCACCTCGTTCTCCCACGCCGCGAGGCTGACCGTCTTGGTGATCGAAATTCCGACCGACGGGTCCGGACCCTCATTGACAAGCACACCGGATGCGACCGTGAGGACGGTCGATGTCACTGCGGTCAAGGGCCCGATCGTTCCGTTGTTCGACGTCGAGCCGGCGATCGTGACCATGTCGCCGACAAGGAAGCCCTCGGTGACGAACGAGTTCGAACTGCCGGCGCGAGTGATCGTGCCGGCGGATGCGAACGCGAGGGTTTCGGAGCCGCTGATCAACGGGATCGTCATGGTGTCGGTCTCGGCGACAAACGACGCACCGGACGCCGTGAGAACCGTCGCCGACACTCCGGTAAGGACGGCGGTGCTCCCATTGTTCGAGGTCGAGCCGGCGATCGTTAGGATTTGACCTACCGCGAACCCGTCGGTCACGAATGACCCGGACGTGCGCGTGATGGTCTCGCCCGATGATGCGAACACGACTTGCGTCGCTCCGTTCATCGCGTATTTGAGCTGCGCTTTTTTGGCCGAAGGGACGTCGTACGCCTGCGTGCGAGCGTAAACGAAGCGCTCGTCTTCGCTCGCGTAGTTGTTCATCTCCGTGACGATGGTCGACGCGGGACTCGACGTGGCCATGTCGCCGACGACGAGGACCGAGCGCGCGAGCTGCAACTGATTCGCGAGATTTTCGCGAGCCGTCGTGATCGCGGAGTTCTGCCACATCGGCGCAGTCGTCCGGAACTTGAAGACGTCGCCCTCGTTCAGGGTTCCGCCCGACGCGAACGTTAGGACGACGCCTACGTAAGGAATCGTATAGCTGAGGCTCGATCCCAATCGTGTCGCCTGCGTGGTATTGCCGCCGTCGGCCGAGATCGATAGGACCGGCGTCGGTCCGCTCGTGCTTCCCACGGTCCCGCTCGAAGTGCAGGTGATAACAAAGTGGAGTTCGTCCATGATGCCGCTCGGAGCGGCGGACGGCGTGATCGCGGCGGTGCCGGTCACAAGCGAATTGTCGATCGAGTAGATGGCGCCCGCCGTCGTGATCGGAAGTCCAACGAAGATGACGGGCAGATCGGTCTCGTCGAAGTGCATCGAGCAGTAGTCGATGCCGGGGCAGTAGTTGTAGAAGCTGAGGAGATCTTGGGTGCTCGCGTAGACACGCGGGATCATGTCCGCATTCGTATTTACACACGAGAACACCGCGATATATCCCGCGACGCCGACGGCGTAGACGCCCGCCGAATTCTGCAAGGTTACGTTTGCAGACGGAAGAGTTGCCATTGTGGATCCTCAGATGTCTTCGGTTGAGCTGCCGCCGTCCTGGGTGAACCCCGAGACGGTTGTGATCGCGGTGATGTAGGGGCCGCCCGACGCGTAGGGGGCGACGATGGTTGCGGAGGCGTGGGGCGGCGCGTCGTTCCACATGCGATCCGCGACGCCGCGATCGATCGTGCAGTACATGACGTAGACGGCACCGCCGGGGGTCTCGCCGTCCTTCAAGTCAGGAGGAAACTCAAACTTGCTCGAGCGAAACTGAATGATGTTCTGGCGAGCCTTGACGATGCGGTCGAGTCCGACCTGCACCATGTCCATGACTTTCTCGGCCCGTTGCTTGTGCTCCCAATAGATCGCGCCCTTGCGCGGATATTGGGCATAGACCGTGACCTTGTAGCCAACGTCTCGCGTGAGTCGCGTACGCGGGTTGTGGTCCGCGCGAAGCCGTGAACCGTACGTGTCGCCGCCTTCCATGTCGTGCTCGAGAACGACGCGTTCGCGCGAATACGTGGATGTCCCGCGGATCTCCGGCCCATCAATGACAGGAAACCCGCCCGCTCCGCGAGATACGAAGAAGGCCTGAAGTTCGACGCCGATCTCGTGGATCACTTGCGGGACATTTCGGCCTTGACGACGTCGGCCGCGGTTCGCTCGATGACGGCGCGATAGTCGTCGGGGAGCGCTGCATCTTGGCGTGGGAACACAGGGCGCTTACCGATTTGGTATTTCGCGTAACGTGTCCCGAGCGCGACCCGCAATTTCGTGCCAATCGCGACGTATCGAATCTGCTTTGCGAGTACGCCGGTCTTTCGCAGGGTAACGGTTTGGCCCTCCGCCCCAGGAGCCCACGGGACACCGTATGGCGTCTCTGACTGCTCAAACGATTTGCTCGCGAGCTCGGTAATGCGCGGCGCACACGCCTCCGCGATCTTCAGGGCGACGACGCGCGGAAGACGGCGAAGATCCTGGGAGAGCTGCGCGAGCGATTTCGGCATTCGTCAGAGCCCGTAGTGACCTCGAATCGGTCGACCGATCCATGCGTCGCCCGGGTTGTGCGACGTCACCGAGAGATTCGCGGCGATATTCTGGGGAGCGTCGCGAACGGGGAGCCCAGCCGCCCATCGCTCGAGCTGGTATTTCGCGCTCTTTTCGACCTCGTCCATCGATTCGGAGGTCATGCCCGATAGGATTTGCATCCGCTTCGCCATGAGCTGCGCGACGATCCCCACGATCGTCACGGGGTACGGCGTGGGAAGAGGAACCATGTGCGCAGGAATGAACCCGTCGACGAACCGCGAGTAGAATTCGCCCACGCCGGCCCATGGGAGATCCTGCATCACGACGACCGACACCCCATCGGTCGTGAGGGTGATCGGAGAGCCGTTGGGAGTCGCCGACACCTGAAATGTGGAGTCGGTGATCGGCAACGCGTAATAGACCGTCCCGGCCACGAGCGGCGCCGAGAGCGTCCCCCCGTCGGCCGCGCGGAACGAGATCGGTGAGCCCGCGGAGAATCCCGACTCAATCAGCTCGACCGTGCTGTTCGAAGCGAGCATCGACGCCACGAGTCGCCCCGGGTTGCCGAGCGCTCCCCGGGGCAGCGCGTACGTGTAGACATCCGCTTCTGTCGCGTAGGCGACCATGGGATTAGCGGGTCGGGCCCGTGATACGCCGGATCGCGTGCGGGAGAGCGAGCGAGAAGCCGTACCAGATGTGGCTGGACAACTTGATGTTGCCCGAGTCCTTGAAGTAGTCGCTCGCCTCGTCGTACACGCGAAGTGCTAGCGATGTCGGGACGGTCTGACGGAGCGACACCCAAGGCATGATCCCCGCCTTGAGCATCTTGGAATCGATAAGATACCAGTCCGCCGTGGTGCCCGTAGCGAGCGAGAACTCCTTCACGGACTGGACGTTGAATCGTCCTTTGTACGTGTTGTCGAGCGCTCCACCCGCGGTCACCGAGCCGGAAGGCGCAGTGTTGAACTGCATCATCCGGTTGTTTGCGAGACCGATCGTCAACGCTTCGGCATAATCCTCCGGAACAAGGATCGTGTCCGGGTTGGCCCCCAGGAGAACACCGTTCTCGTCGGGCACTCCCACGCGCATCGCGGATACCTGCTGCTCGAGCGAGTCGATGGTGAATGGGCCAGCGTTCCCAACGGCACCTGAGCCCAACACGTTCGTGGTGGCAGAAACGTAGTTGCTCCACGTCTTGACGGTCGTGGAGCCCTGAAACCCTACCGCCGGGTTGGTCATGTTGACCGGATGGGTGGTCCCAAAGAAGTTCGTGCCATCGACGCACGTGGCAGACGTTCCCCCTGTAAGAAGCGCCGCGACCTGAAGGTGACGGAATTGCTCCTCGGCCTTCACGAGGCGCTCGGGTGCCTGCTGCCACTGACGGTATGCGAACACCTGAAGATACAGATCGATCAGGCGAGCCTCGTATCCATCGTCGTATTCTGCGGTGAAGACGTCGAAACTCTTTTCGCGAAGTTTCTTGAACCGAGACCCACCCTCGGTGGACTGGTAAAACGTCCGCATCATACTGACCGGAAAGGTCACCATGGGTCGATCGGTAGGAACCAAATCTCCCAACGTGTCGGCCCAACCAGTCGGCATCGAGGCGCCGAGCACGGCGAGATAACGATCGTTGAACTCGCGAATCGCCGCCTGCGATGTCGTCGGTAGCGTGGTCTGGACAAAGAGCGGATTCAATGCGGTAGGCATCTTGAAAACCTTTCAGCGCTGGGTGTCGGGCGGTTACCAGCCCTGAATGAAGACTCGGAAGTGCACGCCGTCGGGCTCCATGCCCGTGAAGTGCCCCATGATGGGCAGAGCGGATCCGGTATTGACGGTGCCCCCGGAGTTGTCGGAGTCGCAATAAAGGGTCGTCCCGTACGGCGTTGCGTCGGTCGGAGGAGTGTTGCCGCCCGGATTCGGAACGACGAACTCTCGCCCATTGAGCACGGACCCTCGGACCGCACCGTTCGTGGCTCCGCCCTGAATGTCGTACTCGCTTACGCCGATGACCTGCGTGGAGGTGTCTCCAGCGGTCGTAGCCACTACCAGCGCGCCGCTGCCTTGCACGAGGAACGAGCTCTCATAGAGCTGCGCGGACGCCGCGATTGGGAGATAGGTGCGCCGCTGGTAGTTTCCAAACGGCTGGAGGGGGACGCCCGCTGTGAGATTCGCCATTTTAGGCTCGCTTTCCGTTGGTGAGTGCCCCGTCGCGCAGCGACTTCATGCGCGCGTAGCTGAGGAGAGTTGCGTTGGGAGTCGTGCGAAGGATCGACCAATCCATCGCGTCGAACTTCTCGACGGCCATACGGTCGACTGCGGAGAGCTTGGCGATCTCCTTTTGCTCGTCGTCGGTTAGATCGACGCCATCAGGGGCGGCAACTCCCGTTGGGGCACGAAGCGCAGTCGCCGACATTGACCTCTTTGCGCCTCGCGCACTTCTTTGCTCGCCGACGTGGGAGCGAAGCTCTGCGATCGGCATCCCCTCCCATCGGCTCTTGAGCTTAGACGGCTTTGCAACCGTCGGGTCGGCCCACACGGTTCCGGGGAACTCGGCCCCTAGCGTGATGAGTTCAACGCAAAGCTTGCGCCGCTCCGCGCTCTCAAGGACCGCCCGGTCCTTCGCGAGCTTCTGTCGCTCCGTTTCGAGCGTGAGGTGCGACGCCTTGAAGTCCTTCACGGCGTTGAGGCATTCGGCCATCGTCGATGTGCCGGTTTCGCGGAAGAGCAGTCGGCGCATCGCCTTGCGCTCCTTCTTTTTCTTCGGATCGTCGTCGTCCTCATCATCGGGATCGATCGGTTCGGCGCTGCTCGCGACGACCTTCGGGTCCTCGACCCCCATCTCCGTTGCCTCATCGGGCTGCGTAACGCCTTCGGCGCCATCGCCTTGACCTCCGTCGCCCTCGCCGGGATCCGGATCCGCGCCGGCCGCACTCGCGATGAGCCCTTTTAGGATGTCGAGCGCCGCCGCCGAATCGCCTTTTTCGATGGCCTCGAGTGCCTGCTTTACGACGGCTGGGTCGAGCCCAGCATCCGCCGACAGTTTCACAGCGGCCTTTGCGAGATAGGCGTCGCCCCCCATCGAGATCGCCAGCGCGACCATGCTGCGGAGTTTCTTGATCATTGGACCGGTCCTTGTTCGAGATGCCGCCACCAAGGCGGGCGTGTGATGCGTCGCCGGCAAAGCCGTGATCGCGATGTTCATGATTTGGACGATGCGCTTCGTCTTCGGATCCGCATCGAACGCGGGCGACACGTAGCGCTGTCGCTTCTCACGGAGACGCTGCGCGCCGTCGGGCGTCCAACGAGCATTCGTGGCCCATAGTTCGCCGTTACGCAGTTCGAGCCCGCACCATCCGCGCGCGTCGCGCGCCGTCGGGTCGGACGCTCCCGGATCGACGTCGAGCATCTGGTGCTCGAGATCAATTGCCACGTCGATCCCCCAATTGCGATATGCCGACATGACGGCAGTCGCAGCTTGGGCGTCAAACAGATACCGGCCATTTTCCGTTTCGTTCCACCCGCTCACGAAGAGCCGAAACTCTGTTGGGAGCTGGTCACCGCTAACGGCGAGCGCGATTGGCTTTCGGAGCTTGAGTTTCATTCGTAGCAATCGATATCGGTGCTGCAGTCGGCATCGGCGACCGGACTCGATAGTCGTCGGCGAGCTTCGAGATGTATTCGGCGGTAAGTTCGAGGCCAGCTTGCTTGGCGGCGACGAGCGCAGCGAAGAATGCTGCGTTTCGATCCGAGTAATTCTTTGCGACCTTCTCGCGGTCGTCGTTGGGGAGGATGTATCGGCGCTTTGGAGCGAGCTCGCTCGTCCCAAAGTTGATGGCCGTCCACGGAGCAATCACGCCGGTGTTGATGCCGCGCGAGATCGTCTTGAGATCGGCATTGACGAGCTTTGACGCGACGCCGAAGAGAGCCGTGATGTCCACCCCGGGCGCTCCGCCTTGCGCGCCGAGCGTTCCGTCGGTGCCGAGGTATACGCGCGCCGCCGCTCGCTCTTCGCCGAGCACCAACTCCGACCATACTTGCCAAGCCGTCGAGTTGTTCGTGAGAAAGTCCGTTTTGCTGCCGGCCGGTCGGATGCCCGCGGGGGCATCGGCCGTCGCGATCGATCGTAGAAGCTCGATGAACGCTGACGCTTCCTCCGTCAGCTTGCCGCCACCGCCGGGCGCCTGGAGGGGAACCCCCGCGGGAAGCTCACCAACGACTTTCGCCGAACCGTGGGCTCTCGACCCCTTCGCCCAATCCGCTTTCCCGAATGCGTGTCGCGCCCAAACGAGCGACGCCGGAAGGATCGCCGCGTTCTGTCGAAACGGCTCGATCTCGTGGTCCTTGAAGATGACCCACCGGCCATCGCCGTGTACGACTGGGATCCAATAGCCACCGACGAAGCCGTATTCGTTGTAAGGGCTATTTGGGATATCTCCCGGCTCAACCGTGTTCGGATCGGCGCGGGCCTTGAACACCCGGAATACCGGATCCCATCGTATGTATTCGATGGGCCAGTAGTGCATTTCGGCATCGACGCGCGACCCGTCTTCGCGAGGGGTCATCGTGCAGGCCCCAAATGCAACCCCGTGATTGACAAGGCATCCGTGGATATCCTGAATCGTCTCCGCCGAAATCGCGACCCCGTTGGGGCCAAAACTCGCATCGGACTCGTCTGCGATCGACGCCCCGCGAGCTCCGTGTGCGGCCTCCATCTCGACGGGGACGAGCGATTGCGGCGCCAACCTCGATCGGTACGCAACGAACAACGCGTCGTCCGTGCGCATCTGCTCGACCATCCGGGAAGGGCGGACGAATTGCCCCAGCATCTGCTCATCGCGAGCAGCGAAAATCATGTCGAGATTCCACGCGTCGATCGTGTTGCGGCCGTCGCGCGGCAGCATGAGCCGCTGAGAGAGCCGCGCGACGTCGAAGTCCTCCGCGACCTTCGAGATCCGTTGCCGCTTCGATCGCGCTCCCACTCAGATCCTCGAAGGCCGGCTATGCCCCGCGAGGGACGACGCAACGATGGAGGTCAGCGACGTCGCGGCCATGGGAGCTTGGATCTCTTTCGAAACTTGGATGATTCCGGCGAATGCCCGCGCGGGATCGACGACGTTCTTGGACAAGTCGAGGAGCTCGACGATCGCGTGGACGAGAGCATCGAGATCGCCGGGGGAGTCGGCGGACGGAGAGGGCTCCCACGTCGTGAGCGTGTCTTCGAGCGACGCGAGATCGACATTTCGGACATGGGACACGCGCCGCTTTTCGTAGGCGGTGGCGACAGGCTCCGCGCGATCCTCTTTCGAGCCGCGGGCGAAAACCTCTTTTACGAAAACCTTGCCGGGGATCTTGTATGGCCGCTCATCCTTGTCGATGACGATGACCTCGAGGCCGCGCTCCTTCGCTGCCGCGCGAAGGTTCTGCGCGATGAGGGCGCCGCCCTTGTTCGTCTCCGCGAGGATCAGATCGATGTCACGCTGCACATACCAGTCGAGCGCGATCTCTGCCCATTTGCCGACGTCCACTTTCCCGGACGCATCGCCGAGTACGTAGGCTTGGCCGTCGGGCCCGAGTCCCACGTCCACGATCCCGGTGTTGTCGGATCCCTTCCGCGAAGTGACCGCAGGGTCCAGCGAGAGAACCCGTCTCGCGAGCGCCGTCGGAGCTCCCCGACGTGACCGCTCGATCCATTCCTGCTTTACCAGCGCGTTCTCGGAATCCTCGAGCATCTCGCCGAGCAATTCTTCTTTTCCGCGCGCCGTTCCGCCGTACTTGATCTCGAGCTCTTCCACGTATCCGTCGCCGAGGTTCGCGGCGTTCTCGTGAGTCGTGCCGCGCACCACTCGGTGAAGCAAGGGCCGCTCTTCGGCCGCCTTCAGAAGCTGCTTGAGCAGAGGGTGGCGTCGTTTCGGTGTCGCGTCCCAAACGACCCGCGCATAGCCGAGCCGTGTCGAGAGGAAAACGTTGTCGAGCGCCTCTTGCCGGTGCGCGATCGGCCACGACTGGAGTTCCGACGCCCACGTGAGTTGGTATTCGAGGCCTCGAATCTTCCCGGGTACTTCAGGCGTCCGCACGTATGCACGGGCACCGTTCGGCCACACGAGTTGGAGGTCGCTCGCTTGCCAGTTGGGGCGATTCCACGGGGGGGCCGTCGCGATGAGACCGGATGGCCCGAGAACCTGAATGTCGACGGCGCTTTGCTCATCTTGCGCGAGCAGGCAAATCAGCGTCGCTCGAGCCGCTTCGACCTCGCCGTTGATATGGTTGGAGACCGCGATCGTCTTGCCGAATCCTCGACCCGTCAGAAAGCCCCACGTCTTCCACGAGGTAGGGGGGGGAAGTTGCTTCGGTCGCGCCCAGAATGCCCAGCGCGCCGCCAGGGCCGCCCGCTCCACCACCGAGAGTCGCGCAAGGGCCGCCCGTATCATCCGGCGCGCTCCATCGCGCCCAAGTGGCCGTAGGCGCTCGACGAGCGTCGCCGCTTGGGACCTATCGGGCTCCTGTTGGGCGAAGGGCGTCATCGATGAGCTGGAAAAGCCGCTTTTCGGCGAGCGCCCCCATCTCGATCATGTCGGGGTCGTCGTTCGGGTCGGGTTTCGGAAGAGGCATCGCCTTGCGGCGCGCCTCCGTCAGCGATGCGGCCCGCATCGATAGCGAGGAGATCGCCTGGAGGTTGCCGGTCTTCTCAGCCTGCGTGGCCGCGAGCTCGACTCGGGCGAGCCACCGGTCGATCGTCTCAAGAGGCGTTCCATCGGGAGGGTTGACGGGGATGTCTTCCGCGTCAACGGAGTCAGGCTTGGGGGTGGGAGGAGCGGCGGGAATACCACCCGGTCGTCGACTCCGCTTCTGAGGCGTCCCGGCCTTGAGCTCGCGCACCCTACGGTCGATCGTCGCGCGGCTAACCCGGCCGGCGAGGGCTGACTCGATGGTCCGGACGGATTCGCTACGAGCCGATCGAGTCGCGATTTCGGCCTCGTCTGCCGATGAAAGTTCGACTCGTTTCCGTCCCATCGTGGTCGTGCGTCAGTTCGTTTTGATGCCGTTGCGGTCCGTTGTGAGACATGTCCCAAAACGTCTCAATTCGTGAATCGAGCGCACTTCTTCACACTGCGTCATCCCCCCATATACCCGGTTGTCGCACATGTGCGCCTCGGTGGGGTCGTGAGGTACTGGAGAATGGCTCTCGCGCTCGCCGTGCTCGCGCATCGGGCTGGTCGCCACCCCCTCTCGCTCTCCCCCTATTGCTTCACGCCATGGCAACGAATGGCAACGAACGGGTCAGCGGGGAGGGTGCGCGACGTGCGCGTCGAAGCGCTGCTCGAGGTCAGCCACGCGGCTTTCCAAGTCGGACATGCGACCCTCGACGCGGTCACGCTCTCCGCACAAAAAAGCGTATCGATGGGAGTCGATGACAACCAGTCTTCCCCGGCGCCGAAGCCATCGCGCGCCGTTGCGGAGTAGCCAGCGATACGCGGCTACGCGGCCCACCCCGCGCAGGCGGGCGACGTCGGCGACCGACAGCGTGAGGGTGCGCTGAGTGGCCATCAGGACGCCGCCTCGTCGTCCTCTTGCTCGAGCCGGAAAGCTTCATCGGAGAGCTCCTGAAGCTCCAGCTCGGCCGTGACGCAGAAGGGGCAGCGGTCGATCTGGGATGCGATTCCTCCGCACCCACGGCAGCGCCGAAAGATTCCGCTCTGTTCCTTGCGATCGTTCATGATTCACCTCCTTTCGCACGCGCGACTCGATAGGCGGCGCAGGCTTGGTCGATGCTCGCAATCGCCCTCGGCTTGCTCCCCCCCACCATGGCACGCACGGCGTCGACGACGGCCGTTTCGTTCGCCCAATGTCCGCCGTAGACCTGTTCGAGCACCCGAACTTCGAACGGCGTCAGCTTCCGAAGGGCTGCCCGTGCCCGTTCGACCGATTGCCGCTGTTTCGCGCCGAGCAGTTCGTCCCGCGTCGCCCCCTTCGAGCCCGGCGTATCGTGCACCGCAAGCTCGTGTAACTGTCGCTCGAGCGCTTCGTCATGAGCCAGCCAAGCGCGGGCTTGCGCTTCCTGCTTGGTGGCGCGCGGAATCGGCCGACGAACTTCGCCGGCGATGAGCCGCAGCTCGAAACCCGTCCATTCGCACGAAGCGCACGGATGGGAGCATGTTCGGCCAGTATTTCGCACTGCGCACGTCGAGTGGGGCTCGGGGCGCTCGGTTGCGCATCGCTCGGCACGACGATCAGCGATGAGTCGCGCGATGGCCTGGACGACCTCCCGGCGAGTCCCCCACCGCTCGAGCGTCACGATCCGTACGATCCGCGTCTCGGTCGATCGTCCTCCAGCACGCTCGAGCTCCTCGACGACAGGGCGGCGAAGATCCCGCGGGGGCGATCGAAGGAGCAGTGCGCGCTCGACGGCGCCGTGCACACTGCGGATGCCGAGGTCCGCCGCGTAGCTCATCCACAGGTAACGGAGGTCCTCTGCTTCGAGATCGGTTAGGCGCATCGTTCAACCCTCACTCCGTCCGACATTCCGTATCCGCCGCTTTCGCCTGGATACCATTGTACCGTGAGCGGATCGACGCGTCGCCATCGGTCATCCACGAGTTTCGCGAAGGAGACGCCGAACAACATGCGATCGAGCTCCATTTGCTGCTCGTCCTCGTGCGACATGGGCCTTGCGAGAGAATCTCGTGCTACCGCGCGCAGCAGCTCAATGAATCGCGTCTGCTCAAGAGTGAGACTGTCATTGCCCATCTCAGCCTCCTCAAATGCCCTTAGCGCGCATCTCTTCTCTAAACGCGCGATAAGTCGCAGCCATTGAAGTCGGGTCGGCTAGAGCCCTTTCGAAGGCTATCTCCGCCTCCATTCGTGTCTCTTTGAGCGCGAGATACGCAGCCTCGAACGATGGCCAATCGATAACAAACCCGCCTCGCTCATCATCCAAATAGGCCCCGATCCCATTCTCAATCTCTCCGCATTGATGGAGATGACCCTCAAGAATGAGATTCGCCTTACCGCGCGCGCCCGCAACAAGGACGACAAGATTCGTGTTGGTTTCATCGTTCATGCTCACGTCCCCTGAAACATCCACCGCGCGATGTGCGGCGGGGGCTTATCGCTTGCGGCTCGCGCGTGCTTGGCGTCATCGAACGAGGTGACGAGCCGTCGTGCTTCCCCGTGGGTGTCACCGTACTGCATTCCGAGGTGCGGGACGTGCGAGCCCGGCCGCCAGAATTCCGGACGTATCAGATCCTCGAAAGCCCATCCCCCGACGTCGCCGTCCGGCCACGCGACCGAAACATCGCGGAACGGTTGTTTCGCGTGCTCGATCTGCCCAGGCTTCAAGGCATTGGTCGACGCGGCCGAGGTGTCGTGTCGCGCGATTGCGGGCACGGGATGCCAAGCGCGCCGGCCCGTGTCGAGCAGGAAGCAGTTGACGAGACCGTCCTCGGTGATGCGAGTCGCGGCCCCGCGCACGAGGTTGTTGATGCGCCACGCGCAGAATTCTCGCATAACCGGGCCTGGGAAAACGTATTGGGGGCCCGTCAGTCCGTCCGACGTCGTCATCCACCGGTAGCCGCGGCGCGCGCATTCGCGGGCGAATGGGTGAGTTGTTTGGAGCGCGATTACGTGGTCGGGCACCGCCGTGACCATCGCGAGGAGCGCGGGACCGAACATCGGGCCCGGCACGACGTCGTCTTGCATGACGAGGCAATGGGACGCGCCGGTTTCGGCCTGCCAATCCCAAAGCTCGGCAGACCATTCGGAGTGATGACACTTCCGATCGAAGATACGGAAGCCTCCAGCCTCGACGGCCTTGGGCAGAATGGCGACTCCGTTCACGCCCGGGGGCGGCAGTCGAACGCCGAGCCCGTCGAGCAAACGCGCGAGCGTCGCGACACGTTCCGGTCGATGTGCGGCGTGGGGAATCCCGAGGGCGATCGTGATGGGGCTCATTCGCTGGTCCTTTCGTAGCGCGCTTGTGGCCGCGGAATGCGTCGGAGCGTTCGACCCGGCCATAGAGTGTTTTGATGCTGGAGACCGTGCCGAGTTCGGAACTCAGTCGCGAGCTGCTCGGCCGGCATTCCGTCGCTCAAGCTGTCGGCCGAACCGACGGGCCGCGTGTGGACGATAGGCGTCGCATCGAGGACCCCGATCGGGGCGATCTTCGTAGACCAATACGCCTCGAGCCCCCAGCCATTCGGCTCTTCAAGGAAGAGAGGGATCATCTCTTCGATCACGTCGCGCCGGAAGATCGGCGCCATCACTTCGACGAAATTCGTCTCTCGCCAAAGCGATTGTGGATCCTCGTGGGTCACTCCCCACACGCGCGTCGATTCGAACGTGAGGGCTGGCTGGGCGATCACGAGCCCCGACTGCTCAAACAGCTCGAACGTCGCGGACCACCCATGCACGGGCGTGAGATCGTCGTCGAGAATCGCGTATGCAGCGGCATCGCGCGGGATCTGTCCCGTTTGCCACGCTTCCCCGAAGCAGACGAACTTTCGCTTGTTCCGCGTCGTATCAATGAGGACACGGCCCAGATGATGGCGCGTCCGGCCCTCGTGCGCAGCGATCTCTCTCGGATGCCAAAGAAGCTCCACGAGCTCCCAATTTCGACCGGGCTCCTCGCGAAACGGGACGACGCCCGAGCCCGAGCCCATCGATGCAAAGATGAAGTTCTTCATGCTTGACCTCCTCCTCCCCACGCCAATACGTCGACGATGAGGATCGTGCCCTTCGGGTTGGCCGTCTTCCACGCTCTGACGCGCTCCGCGACCACGAATAGGATCCTCACGTTCGCGATACGGATCACTTGGTAGTCCCGGAATGGGTCCTCGGGCGTCGCCGCGAGGATGGCATCGAGGCTCATGAGTGCGGTACCGAGCGGACGATTTTCGGCGAACGCATCCTGTTTGACGGGGTCGAGCTCGACCGCATCGACCCAACACCGCGGCCAACGCGACTGCGCCCAGATCGCGAACTCCCCGCATCCCGCGCCGAGGTCGAGCACGCGCCGAATTTGGCGATCGATCGCTCTCGGCTGGTGACCGTACCGCCCTTCGAGGATGACGCGAATCCACTCGGCGTCGTCGGGCGTCATGGCGAGTTCCAGCGGGCCAACCACGCATCTCTGTAGATACGGCTTCGTCGGCACCATCGCGTTCTCCTGATCCATCACTCGTCACCTCCCAAAATCCAAACCCGCACTTCGACGCGCGGCTCGCTCCCATCTGCGTGCAAGCGAGTCCGTAAATCCTCGACGTATCTATCATCGGCCCATACGCCCGCCTTGCTCATCCCGTCGAGCACGCCCTTCGCGAAGTTGTCCGCATCGCCTTGGCGCGCGCGGCGGTAAACCTGAAGGTCCACGCCGAATGGACCGACGCCCCCGCGGATCCACCCCGCGGCGTTCATCGCGCGGATCGCGAACCAGGCGACGCGCTCTTCGTAGATGCGTGTCTTCGATGGCGTGACGACGCGAAGGCGCGTGCCTTCGAGCGTCGCTCGCGCACGCTGGCAGGGGACGGGGGTCGCAAGGACTGTGAAGGCTAGTCCGATCATCGCAGTTCACACCGTCACAAAGAGAGAGATTTGCCGTCCGTCGGGCGGCCGAGGGAGCACGATTCGATGAACGATCGGCTGAGGGGCCGGAAGAGAGCGCCGCCCGCACCGCAGGTCCTCGAGATCCTCGCGGAGCTGCGCGATAAATAGGCGAGACATGAAGTAGATGCTCGACGTCTTCCACTCGCGACGAAGCCACCCGTGCACGCGCTGAATCGACCACCCGAACTGAATCGCGAACTGCTCGATGGTGGCGCGGAGCTCGTATACGAGCCGCGGGGAGTCGCAGATGCGCGGACCGTTGAGGATCTCGGGGCGAAGATCCACCGTTTCGACATGCTGGCGAAGCTGCTGACGTGCCTGCACGATGACCTCGGCGAACTGCGCACGGAAGCGCTTCGCCTTGGGCGTCTTCGCGGCCATCGTCGCGATGATGACCTCGCGCTCCGTGAGGTGAAATTCTTCGACGACGCGATCTTCGAAGCCTCCCTTGGGTTTTGATATGCGCGCCGTGGTGGCGCGCATATGAATCCCCGGCAATTCTCCTTCCTCGACAAGGCGACGGATCATGCGACGGAAATCCCGATCCCGCCGATACCCCAGCCGCTTCGCCACCTCTGAATCCACGATCCTCGGCTCATCATTAGGATTTTCGGCGGTCAATATATAATCGCCGATTCGCAACACGATCTCTTTCATCGCCTCTCCCCTTTCAAACTCTCAATCACGCCCCGCCCGTCGAGCATGGCCTCGCGGTACTCCTGGCGCCGCGGCGCGCGCCCGAGCAGCCACCAGCGCAGCGAGAGTCCGGCGAGGATCCAGAAGGCGAGGGCGTTCATCGGCTCGACCCCGCCGTCAAATCGACACCTCTCGCTGACAGATGAGCCGTCAGCAGTTCGTGCAGTTGGACCGCGCACGCTTCGGTGAGCGAGATCCAACCTCCATGCTCTCGCCAGCTCCCATCGATGTTTGGCGCGAGCTCCGTCCCATCAAGCGCGATGCATACGCGGTACTCGTCGCGATCGTTGCGACCACTGCCCATGCCGACACGCGCCGGATCGATCACGTCGATGCCGGAGATTTCGAAATAGTTCACGGCGCCCTCCTACTCCCCCTCGCGCAGCTTGTCGCGCACGGACCGAATCCCGTCGGGCTTGCGAATCCCCTCGGCGATCGACGCCGGGAGATCCACCGTCCCGGACGCTCCCGGGGTATCGACCCAGCGCGCGACGCGCACGCGCCCATCGAGCATGGCCTCGCGGTACTCCTGGCGCCGCGGGGCACGCCCGAGCGGCCACCAGCGCAGTGTGAGACCGGCGAGGATCCAAAAGGCGAGGGCGTTCATCGGTCGCGGTCTCCCATCACGTAATTCGCAATCGTTCGTATTCCCCACTGCACGCCATCGTGGAATTGCGTCGCGGCTCGCGGAGCTTTCGCGATCTCCTCGGCGCTGAGTTCGCACCGGCAACCCATCCACGCGCACTGGCCCTCGCGGAATGGCCCGCATCCCGGCTTCACGTGGTCGCATAGCGCGTGACCGCACCGATGGCACTTCCTCTGGTCGCTCACGGCGCCCTCCACGGCTTGCCCGAGGAGCCGTCGTAGCTACGGGCAGAACTTCGGAGTTGAGACCACCACTCCCAAGTCCCGGTACAGTCAAAGACGATTTGAAGTTCCTCGAAGCTGCCCCGCCACATCTTTGCATCCCGGGATGCGTTGTCCGCAGTCGTCGCCATCTGCGCGGTGGCCTCGGTTTGTACGAGCAATTTCTTTTCCAGGTCCTTCACGCGCGCTTCGGCCTGCTCCAGACGCCCCTCGAACGCATCGGCCCGCCCGCGTTGCTGGTTCGATTCGGCGACGTACGACTCCACATTCGCCGTTTGCGCCTCTCGCAGCGTCGCGATGTGCTGTTTCAGCTCCGCGATCTCGGCGTCCTTCGCGGCGAGTTGGGCGTCGAGATCGTCTTCGACTGACACGTGATTCCAGCCTCCGGATTTGCACGCGGCAGGCTTGTGTGACTCGAAATCCACGTATCGATGACCCTCGTATTTTCCGCACGCGCATTTCATCCCGCACCTCCCATGTCGATCCACGTGTCCACGTGTCCTGAGTCTGTCCAAACCCTGGACACCTTCCGCTCGATGTTGCCGCCATAGCGACCCGCGAACACCGAACGGCCGAGCCCCGTCGTAACCCACGTGGGCCGCTTTTCGTACCGCTCCGTCAGCAGCGACCGAACGATCTCGACCCCCACGTCTCCCTCGTTCCCGACGTCATCGAGCACGAGCAACGTCGCGCGTCGGGCCTCCGCGACTTCGGGGCACTCCCCTTTGCCAAGCGCCCACGCACGGGCTTTCCGCTCGAGCGTTTGGATCGCGACGAACACGATGCCCTTCGCCCGAGCCAAATCTTCCACCGGGGCCGCGAGCGACCGTCCCTTCGCGAGCACCACGCGGGCCATGTACGAGGCGAGCGTGGACTTGTACGCCCCGGTTTGTCCGGAGAGCACGCATGCCCATTGCTTGCGCACAACGGTACCCAGAAGGGTTCGGCGCGGGTCGGACGCCCGGTAGGCCAAACAGACCCTCGAAAGCCGTCCAGCGGCGTCGTTTCGCGCCGGGTCGGCCCATGCGTACGGCGAGGCGGTGCCCGCGGCATTCTCGTCGCCCATCGTGTCGAGCCACCAAGCGGAGCGAGCGAGCTCCATCTCGCGGTCGCGCTTTCGTCCGCACGGCTCGCAAAGCGCGGGTCGGACCGTCCCATCCCGAAGGTCCTCGGGAATTTCCGTGTCCGCCCCGCAACCAGCGCAGATCCAGATCTTGCAGGTCTCGCATCCCCGGCGAGGCTCCCGCCGGCGGATGCATGCGGCGCGATGATCCGCGAGCACCTGGACGCCCTGCCGAATCGACGCTTCGAGCTCGGCGAACATATCGGCAAGCTCAAAACGTGCGTCGTCGCGGACACCCGCAGCGGCGCGAGCCTGGTCCCTGGCGCGGACCCACTCGGGCGACTCCGGGTCCAGGTCGTTCGTATTTTCGGCTGCTGTTCCCATCACCAGTTCTCCTCGCCCGGCGGCAATTTCGACAAGTCATTCGGCGGCGGCGGCGGCAACGCGGCTTGCAGGGGAGCCGCCCCGCGTCGGCCCCCCGAGGCCGCGAGGGGAATCTTTTCGCGCATCTTCCGCGTTTGCTCATGGCGTGTTTTGTTGGACATCCACCGGATCAGAGCGTCGCGTGGCGAGGGGATCGGCTTGCAATTTGCGCGGTGCCAGTCCTCGCATTCGACGGCATCCAGGTCCGTGGGCTCCGCGTAAAAACGCATCCGGCAGGCCTCGACCACGTCGGGCGTCGCAAACACCACGCGAGCCGACGGCGCGGCAACGGGCTGGGTCCCCGATTCGGCGAGGTCCGGCGAAGGGGATGGGGGCTCTGGACCCCGCTCCGCCCCCCCTGCACCCCCCAGAGATCCAGAAATCAGATCCAGATCAGAGCCAGAGCCAGAGCCAGGGAATCCTTTCGGATTCCCATTGGCTTCCTCGCGGATTCCGTTTGGATTCCGATCGGAATCCGGAGGGGAGCTATCTGGATTCCGCTTGGAATCCTTCCGGAGTTTAGCCTCGGCTTTCCGGAGGCGATCCGCTTCTTGCCGAGCCGCGACGTCCGCTTTGAGTTCATTCCCCTGCTCGCGATATTTGAGGAGTTCGTATCCGTCTTCACGGAGCGCGAAGAGCCCGACCTCGACGAGGCGCTTGCAATGCCGTTCCCCTCGCTCCTTGCCGACGTTGAGGGGCTTCCCGACGTTGCGAAAGGCGATGACCGGGGTGTCCTGCTCTTGATCACGAATGTACGTGAGGACGCCGAGCCAGTAGCCCGACGCGGCCTCTCCCGCCTCCTCGAAGCGCTCGTGCCGCCAAATATGGGTGCTCGCCTTGGCGAAGAGTGTCATCTCTACCGTCCCTCCGGAAGCGCTGCGAAAAGGGAAGTTTGGCCAGCGCGCACGTCCTTGAGGAGGAGCCCCTCGTCCTCGGCCTCGAGTCGCTGGCGAGCCGTCTCGTACTGCTCGGGACGCAGCTCGCACCCGATGAACCGTCGGCCGAGCCGAAGGCACGCGATGCCCGTAGTGGCGCCCCCCGCGAACGCATCGAGCACGATGTCGTCGGGATCCGTGAACGATTCTACCAGATCGACCATGAGCTTCATGGGCTTCTGCGTCGTGTTGATCCGCTCATCGTGCTCGCCGTACTGAAGGCGCTCGACGGGGTAGGTGAAGACGCCGAGCTTACCGCCGCCGTGCCATCGCTTCTTCCCCTTGGGATGCACGAGACAGATGGCCTCTGCGCCCGTGCCGGGCCGATCGCCGCTGTATTGGGGGGCCGCGCCTTCCTTGACCCAAGTCATCGTGCGAACAAATTCGAGCTTCGCGTCGACGAGATCCCGGAACCATTCGAACGTCCCCTCCAGATCCGAGAAACACATCACCCAGCGCTTCGTGACTCGTCCGAAGAGCTCAGCCGCGCCCGCACGGAGCTCAGGCGTTAGATGTTCGAACTCGAGCCCCTTCGCTCGGGCGAACGCACATCGCGTTAGGCGACCGTTCCCATCGCGCAGAGCGACTTTCCGAGACCCGGCCCACGACTTCGAGTGGACATGCTCCGAGTACGGCGGGTCGGTGATGACGTGATCGACGGACTTTGGCGGCAGCCCCGCGAGCACTTCGCGACAGTCGCCATGAACGAGCGCCCAACGCCGCGTGCCGTCGAGCACCGCTTGGATCTCGGGGTGAAGATCGCTCACGTGGCCTCCAAAGCAGCCATCTCGTCGTCCCACGATCCCGGCGTGCCGCGTAGACGTAGCCACTCCAGCGCGTGGTCATGGTGGTTGAATCGCGCATGCAACTGGGATGTGAAGATGCTCGATCGCCAATCGCCGGAAGCGATGACATGCCCCGTGCCGCTCCCCAGCGCGAACCCTGCCTCGAATGCCGCTCCGAAGCTTGGGACGATCGGCAGGATCAGCCAAACGACCGATGCGTCCTCTAAGCCAGAAATATCCTCGCGCGACCATCTGGTTCGCTGTTTTTCTGTCGCCTCACGCGGATTCGCCTCGCCTACTTCGCGGATCCTCGCGACCCAATCATGCGTGATGGTGTGGCCCATCGCGCGGAGCCTGGCCATGTACCCGGCGACGAGATCGAGCTCCGTGGAGCCCCCGCAGACGTAGATGTTCATGGCTTCGGCTCCGTGCGATCGAGGAGTTCGAACAGCGCGCAAGCTCGGCCTGCCGAGACCTCGCGTAGGATCGTGTTGGCAGCGCCTCGAAACGCCTCGCGCAGCTCCGCGATGGTCGCCTTCGCCGCAGTGATCTCCGCCTCCGCCTTGGCGCGCTCCTCTTCGTAGAGGTCAGAAGCAAGTTCTTCGGCGCCTCTCTGTTCCCCGTTTTGGCGGTTCATCCGCTCGACGATGTCAATCATCGAACCATAGAGGCTCGACCCCGGTGGAAATAACGAAGGTACGTCATCGGCAGGCAACTTCCACACGCGCGAAGTCTCCGAACGAATGCGCGATTTTAGCTCGAGCCCAAATTCATCGCGCGTCTTCATGCTCCCTCCGAGCAGCCGACGAGGCCCGCGGTGGGGAGGTCCGGAGTGCTCGATGGGGACTCGGGATTGAGAGCACGATGGCGACGAAGGCCAGCCAGAACCGTTGTGTTATCGTGGCCCGTAAGTCGGCCAATCTCGGCGTTCGAATAGCGGCGCCCCTGGAGCGAGGACCATTCCGCCGCGATGGCCCAATACGCGTGACGAGCGCGCACAATGGTAGGGGATCCCTCCTTGCTGTGAATCTCAGCGCGGGTCACTCCATAGCGACGCATCACGTCGGCGAGCAGTTGGTTTAGTTCATCGGGAGCGTTCATTTTCCATCCCTTTCCCGTCGTTGTGCACTCACGTCCGGAGCCTCGATCCCGTGCCCATGCAGGACGGACACACCATCTCCTCGCCGCGCACTGGCAGGTTGCCGATTCCAAGACAGACGCGGCACCTCACGACTTCGGCGTAGAGCTCTGCGGCCCGCTCGGTCACTGCGTCGAAGCCGTACGCCGGTTTCTCGTCGCAGCGCTTGCGGAGCTCCGCCTTGAACTGCTTGGAAGTCACGAGCGCACTTCATGCACGGGCTTGTCGCCGAGCGTGAGGAGCCATAGTGCGGCGCGGACGTGGAGCTCATCGCCAGCGGCTACGACGCCGTCGCCGCCACCGGTTGGGTACATTCTCATGGCGCAGGGCTTGGATCCGATCTTCACGACGACGGCCTCTTGGATCTCGTAGCGATCCCCCACTTGAAACGAAAAAAGTTCAGTCTTCACGCTTCTCCTTTCGCTTCCCGGTGGGCAAACACAGTCTCGACCGAACTCCCCACAGGTGACACAGCACACGATTCCAGTGTTCATCGTCCTCTCCTCCCCGGCGCGCCCGTCCCGCGGCATGCGTTGCAGCGAACAACTGGCGTGCATAGACCACCTGGATACGGGCTATATGTGCGTCCGCAGTCACGCCACCCGCACCCGTCGCACTTCGGGCACGTCATCCTCCGCCGCCTCTGCGCGAGCCGGCGCAGCACGGTGCGCGTGCGGGAGCTCGGCCGGAGGATGCGAAAGTTCGTCGGGTAGATGAGGGTCATTCCACCCTCCAATCCGGACGAGGTGCGCGCGTCTCGCCGAGCGACACTTCGAAACGCAATATCGCGCCCGGCATGTCGAACCAGAGCCGGAACGAGATCCAAGCCGGGATGATGGCGGTGAGCCGTTCGCGATACACGTCGAACCGAGCGTTCTCTTGGGCCGTGAGAGTCCGGTCCGGAGTGAGCATTACGCCGCGGGCATCGACGTCACGCCGCATGTCGAAGAGCACGTCATTGAGCGCGGTGATCGAGTCCTGGGTGATCATCGCTCGCCCCCGCCGGCTGGTCGCGGGGCGATAACTGAGGACCACGGCGCCCACCAGCGGCGTTTCGGTGCCACATCGAGAGCGAGTTCCCGCTGTCGGGATGGTCGACCCCACTCGCCACCGGCCGTAATAAGGTCGGTTCGCCACCCCGCGGCCCGAAGCGACACGCCGGTCTCGTCGAGATGCGTGTACGTCAGCATTCCGTCGAGCCCCATGCCGCGACCCGCACGCGCGCACGCTCCGTACAGCATCGAGCAGCCGTTCGGTGTCCCCTCCGCGACGGCGACTCGGGTCACTTCGACCACTCCGATTCGAGTGCGCGCCGGGACGTCGAGTAGACGCGCACCAGGACGCCCGACTACCGCGACTCCGCGCAGTTCGTCGCCGCACCAAAGTCCAAGGGACCACATCGCGCCGCGGACCGAAGGCAGGCGCCGGTGAACTCGCGCCACCCATTCGGCGGCATACTTGACCGGGTAGAGGCCCGTTCGGAGCTTACTCACAACAACCCTCCGACCGCCTCGACCCGGCACGACGTGAGAGCCGACGCCGCCGCGATGTGCCAGCCAGGGGGGAGGGGGAGGCCGTGAAGGGGGCCGAGCTCCAGGTCCGCGGGGACGCCGGGCTGGCGGATGGGAGACACGTGGTGGATCGAAATCTCGGCCGAATTTCGATGATCGGCGCCGTACAAATTCGGCACACGTTCGGCACGTCTCTTGCGGGCATGAGCGAGCTTATTGCCTTGAGATCGCGGACTTACACGCTGTACTAGGCGACCATCGACACCCGGCCTTCGAAGCCGAATGTCGCAGGTTCGACTCCTGCCGGGCGTACCACTTTCCGGCGAATTTGACGGGTCATCGGTGCCGCCTTGGGTCTCCAAGGCAATCCCGGCGTACAGATCCGGCACAGCTCCACTGAGCTGCTGTTCGACGAGCTTCCCGACCTTGCGGCCCCGGAGCTTCGCGTAGGTGGTCTCGAGCAGGCGAGTCGTCGTGTGGCCCATCATCGGGGCGATGTTCGCGAGCTCTACGCCCGCCTCCGCATGCCACGTCGCGAAGGCGCGACGGAAGTCGTTGGGGGAGTACCGGGGGATTCTCGCCCGTACGCACGCCGCCGCGATGTCCCGGATGTAGTTGCCGCTTCCCCACGGACGGAAGAGGAGATCCTTCCCGGGCGCGCACGCGAGGCACGCCTCCACGATCGGCCGCATTAGCTTCGTGATGGGGATCTCGCGAGCCGACGCATCCGTCTTGGTGCCGCGCAAATAGACGAGCCCCTCGTCGAGTCGCACGTCACCGCGTCGCGCGCGCACCGATTCGCTCCAGCGCGCTGACGTCGAGATCATGAAGAGGAAGTGGCCGAGGCGAATCTTCGGGAAGTGCGCGACGAGCGCTCGGAACTCGTCGGGCGTCGGGCACCTTTCCACCGGCGTATACGAGCCCTCCAAGTCCGGGGGCACGAGCGCCGCGATCTGCACATCGCGCGGAAACCGCTTGAGGTACTGACAAAGTCGGAGCACGCGAGCGAGATGCCGCCACTCCTTTTTGACCGTATATGCGCCCGCGCCTTCGCCCCGCCGCTGCTCGATGAACGCAAGCACGAGCGATTCCGTGACCTTCACGAGAGGAAAAGACTCGCCCCAGACCCGCACGAAATGTCCGAGCTTCCCCTTCGCGGCCTCGATGGTCGGGACTGCATTCCCCCGGCGCTCCATGTCCGCGATGAGAAGCGTCACCCCGTCGCCGAGGGACGTCGCGCACGCGGCTGCGTAATCCGGATCGGCGTATTGGCGCTCAAATTCGTTCGCCCTCGCGCTCGCGGCTTTTTCGTCCGTGCATCCGGTGGACTTCCGCTCGATGTACCCGTCGGCTCCGGGGACCCGGCACCAGATCGTGTTTCCCCGCCAATAGAGCCGCTTGTCGATGAGGGGCCTTCGCATTCCGTCCTCCGCAAATATGCCTGCAACGCCTGTTCCGTGACCCGCAACTGAGACCCGATGAAATGATGCACCATGCAATGCATGAGGCGCCGCGCCGTCCGCACTGAGACGGAGAGCCTCTCCGCCACTTCCGCCGGACCGAGGAGAGGAGTCATAGCGCCGTCACGTCATCCCTCATCGCGCAGACCTTGCGCAGGATCGACTGCGTTTCAGCTGCCCAGTCGAAGACCACTTCCGAGCATTCCTTTTCGGAATATTTTTTCTGTTTTGCCGCCGCCTCCGCCTCCGCCGCCGCCGCCTCCGCCTCCGCCGCCGCCGCCGCCGCCGCCGCCTCCGCCTCCGCCGCCGCCTCCGCCTCCGCCGCCGCCGCCGCCGCCGCCGCCGCCCACCGCGCCGCCTCCGCCTCCGCCGCCGCCGCCGCCGCCTCCGCCTCCGCCGCCGCCCACCGCGCCGCCGCCGCCGCCTCCGCCGCCGCCGCCGCCGCCCACCGCGCCGCCGCCAAGCGATCGGCTGCATCCTTTAGCCCAGCCGCGCGGAGCGCAGCGACCGCGCACACCCGAACCGCCCAATCCGCGAACGCGAACGACCGTCGTCGGCGGAGTTGTTGAGACCCCGCCGTGTCAAGGAGGAGATTCTGGATCTCCTCGGGGAATGCGCGCGTGCGCATCTCATCGTTGGGCATCCGATCGTTGGTCGTCCGGACGAACCGCCCGATTACGGGACAGATGCACGGATGAGCGTCGGTCCAATTCGCGACGATCTCTTGATGGGGGCGACCGTCGCGCAGCATCTTGCGCACGTACGCCGCCTCCATGGCGCACGTCCCCTTGATCTGCCCGGTCCCCCCGGGACTATGCCCGCCGTGCCGGATCGTCTTCAAGAGCTCCGCATAGTCGACCCCCGGATCGACCGGCGCGCTCTCCTCGACGCTTACCTTTTCGCTCAACGACTCGTTCATCGCCTTCTCCTTATCTTTGCAAACTACACACTCACTTCGCTCGCACGACGCAGAGGCATTCCGCGTCGTCCCATCGCCAGTACGTCGCGTCGGTGCGGACCAACGCGGGGCGCATGCCGTCGGGACACGAGCGGCGATAGCAGCCGGCTACGGCGCGGCGTTGATGCCATTCGACCGCGACGCTCGGGAGGCCGATGACGAGCGCGATCCACGCAGCGAGAAGGATGGCGATTTTTGCTTTCGAGGTCATGCCGCACCTTTAGCTGATAACTACACGTTTGCCACTGGTCGCCCGTCTACCCTTGCGCTTGACCGATAGGCGGTCATGCTGCGCTATGCCGCGCGCGCTGCTGGTGGAACAAATCTCCTCTTCGGCGGAAGAGCCCACATCTGTTGCTGGATCCCAAACACCGCCGCAAATCGCGATGCCAGTTCGCGACCCGCCTTTCGATCCCCATACAGGATCCTCCAGATCGCGGACGGTTGGACTCCGACCCGAATCGCCGCCGAGGGAACCGAGAGGTCGTTGCGATCAAGAAACAGCCAAAGCAGTCGCGATGCTTCGCAGAACTTTGGGCCTAGAACCAAACGATGCGACCGGTCACCCATGGCGCGATGGTGATTCCGTTTGGAATCGGTGTCAACACGAATCTGTAGCGCCGGGCAGTTCCTTTCGGAACCATGTAGGTATGGCCGAAAAGGTTGAGATGACGGTGGGCGATCGGATCGCCTACGCACGGAGCGTCGCCAAGATTTCCACCAACGAGCTTCAGCGTCGAATTAGCGCCAAGCCGCGACGAAACGACAAGAAGCCCGGATCGAGTGGCAGTGTCAGTAAATACGAGAGCGGATTCATGAACCCGAAGCCGAAGGCCCTCGAAAGGCTTGCTGCTGCGCTGGGTGTAGAAAAGGCATGGCTTACGTACGGATCTGGGCCAATGACGCCTAACGGCGATCCGGGTCCGTCGCCCTGCACCGACGACGATCTTGCGACGACTCTCCGTTACTTCCCGCACCGGTGGAAGAAGGACATCCGTCACCAGGCGGAAACGTGGGGCACAACGTCCCGCGTCGATAAGTCGATGCCCGTGGGCGGATGGAAGCGCGCGCTCGACGAGCTGACGGTGGTGTTTCACTCGAAGAAGCCCCCCAAAACGGAACCGTAGACCAGACAAGCTCGCTTAGCGATTCTATTTGACACCGATTCCAATTGGAATCACTATAGGTGCCAAGGAGGTCGCGCATGGGCACGAACAGGCGAGTCTCGATTGAGGAGACGCTCGGCTTAGCCAGCGAGGAGATGGGGCTTTCGAGAGATGCATGGCGCCGCTTGAGTGCCATGCAATGGGCGCTCTTGCGTACTGCAAGAATTCTTGCAGTTGACGCGGAGTCGCGCGTGGGAGGTGGGCGGTGAGCGACGCGATCTGCTTCGTGCTGGTCGGCGACTGCATTGTGCTGTCCATCGTGATCCTCGTTTGGCTGATGGACGGCGGAGGGCGACGCCGATGAGCGCCCACTGGAAGCTCATTACGAGCGACGGCCGCGATCTCGGGACCTTCGAGGGAGCGAGCCCGCGCGAGGCGATCCGGGCGATGCTGACCGCGATAAGCGAGCAGTCCTACGTGGACGACGACACGACCGCACAGTTCATCGAACGCCTGGTCGCCGTGTGGGGAGGCCGCGTCGTCGGGCTAGGCTCGGTGCCGCCGCCTCCCGAGGACATCCGCGATCGAGACACGATGCCGATTCCGCCTCGCAGCTCGCGGTCGATGCGGGTCGCCGCGGAGTGCGGGGCTGCGACTCGCGCCGCAGAGCGAACCATCCGGCATGCGCGAGAGATCGCTGGCGACTCGGTCCGCGAGATCAAGGCGGAGGGGACGTGATGTCTCTGTTGGATGACGTGAGGGAGGCGATTCGCATGGCGAACGTCCTGGAGCGAATCCTCGTGCTCTACCGCATCCACGCCGCCACGCGTCGTGGAGCAAGGGATGCTGACGAGATCGCGTTCGCGCGCGCGGTAGCGAAAGAGCTCGAGACCTACGAGCCGAGCGGGAGGGGGACGTGATGGCGGACTATTTTGACGTCCCGGCATCGCAAATGGTGGTGGATCGCGAGACGCACGAGCAGAGCGTCCGTAAGGCCGCGGTATTCGATCGCATCTTTGCTCGTTATCGAAGCGAGGTCGATGATTACGGGGATAGTCCGAGCTTACAGTTTGCGGCTGACGTCTTTGCGGCGCTCGAGGCCTACGAGCCGAGCGGGAGGTCAGGATGACCGCCCGGTACTCGCAGATCCCGGCCGCGCTGGTAACGGACCCGGACGAGGTGGACGAGATCCCCGTCGATGCGCTCGACGATCTCGTGGAGTGCGAGGTCTGCGCGGGCCCGTGCGTCGAGGACGACGGATGGTGGGAGTGCCCCGAGTGCTCGCGCATGGTCCGCGACGGCGACGAATGCCGGTGTTCGGGGGCAATGAGTTGGTTTGAGGAGTACGCATCATGAGCAATCTCGCGGAAGTTTTGGATCTCGACGACTTTGGTGCTGACGAGCTGCCCAGCGCAAAGATTATGCGCGGCCTCTCCGAGGCGAACTACCACGCCGACCAACTCGGCGACGGAGGTGGCCCCTCGCTGTCCTCCAGCCTCGCGAAAGTCCTCGTGACGAAGACGCCGGAGCACGCGCGCCTTTCTCATCCCCGGCTTCTCCGAGAGGGCGAGCCTGGCTTGAAGCGCGAGAACACCACGAGCCTTTCCGAAGGCACGATCCTGCATCGCCTCATCCTTGGAGCGGGCGGGGACCTCGTGCTCATCGAGGCCGACGACTTCCGCACGAAGGCGGCGCAAGCGGCGCGCGATCTCGCGCTGTCCGAGGCGAAGATCCCGGTCTTGCGTGGGGACTTCGAGACGTACCAGAAGGCCGCGAGCGCGATTCGACGACGCCTTTTAGCCGACTGGGGAATTGAGCTCGACGGTGAGAGCGAAGTCGTGGTCGTGTGGTACGAGCGGGCCTTCGATGGGACGCCAGTGCGTTGCCGCGCGCGCATCGACCACCTGTGGATCGACAAGGCCATCGCGATCGATCTCAAGACGAGCACGGATGTTTCGGCGGACGACTGCTCGCGCGCGATCTCGACGTACGAGTACCAGGTTCAGGATGCCGCATACCGGAGCGCGATTCGCGCGCTCTGCCCCGATGCTCGCAAGATCGACATGTCCTTCGCGTTCGCCGAGAAGGCCCCGCCAAACGTCGTAACGTGGGCGGAGCTCGACGGGGTATATCGCGATCTCGGGGAACAGCAGTGGCGCTACGCGGTCGATACCTGGGCCCGGTGCATCGAGAGCGGCGTGTGGCCCGCGACATACGCGAACGAGCGCGTCCGCGTCGCGCCGAAGCCGTGGGTGCTTGCCGCGTGGGAAGAGGAGGTCTGAAGATGGGAAGGACATTCGAGGACAAGGCCGCAACTCGGGAGCAGACCCCGTGCATGGTGGGGATCGTTGGGCCCAGCGGCACCGGCAAGACATTCTCGGCTCTTCGCCTCGCCACCGGCATGCAGCGCGTGACCGGAGGAGACATCGGCTTCATCGACACGGAAGCGCGGCGCGCACTCCACTACGCCGATCGCTTCAAATTCCGCCACCTGGAGTTTGGTGCGCCGTTCGGATCGCTCGACTACTTGGCGGCGATCGATCACTTTGTGCGGAAGGGCGTCAAAACCATCATCGTGGACTCGATGTCCCACGAGCACGAGGGGCCAGGGGGCCTACTCGAGCAGCATGCGGAAGAGACGGAGCGGCTCGCCAAAAAGTTCAACACGAGCGAGGCGAAGGTTCAGCTCTCCGCGTGGGGTCCGTGCAAGGCGAACCGACGACGGATGATCAACTCGATCCTCCAGTTGCCCATCAACACGATCTTTTGTTTCCGCGCGAAAGAAAAGCTCAAGGTCGTAAAGGGGAAGGACCCGGAGAATCGGGGCTATCAGCCGATCGCTGGCGAGGAGTTTCTCTTCGAGATGCTCCTCAACGTCATGCTGCTCCCGGGATCGAACGGGCATCCCGCTTGGAAGAGCGACATCGAGGACGAGCGCGCGATGATGAAGTGCCCGGTCCAGTTTCATGGCATGTTCGCGAACGACGTTCAGCTTTCGGAGGACATCGGGCAACAGCTCGTCGAGTGGTCGTCCGGCGTGAGCTCGAAGCCGACGAAGACAGCGCGAGAGCGGATCGTCGAGAACTGGACGAAGCTTGGTGTCACCGAAGAGCAGCTCGTCGCGAAGATTGGGCACTCGCTCGAGTCGGTGACCGACGACGAACGGAAGATGTTGTCTGCGCTCGGAGCGGCCATCAAGTCGGGCGCCGTTACGCGCGAAGTCGCATTCCCGCAACCGAAGGTCGAGCTCTCCCCCGACGGAGAGCCCGTGCCGCCGCACGTTGGGCGTGAACCTGGAGAGGACGACGATAAGGAGATCAGCGAATGAACACGGCCGAACAATTGGACGATCCGACGACTGCGCTCGCGACAATCATTCAACCGCTGGAATCATCGAAAGCGACGATCGTTCGAGAGGCGTTCGCCTCCATGATCGCTCAGGTCGAAGCGTGGCAGACGGAGGCCCGCGGCTTGGTGGTCACGAGCGAGGACCAGATCCCCAAGATGAAGCGTGCCCGCCTACTTCGCCTCGAGGTGAAGGAGGCCCGGGTCAAGCTCGAGAAGAAGCGCAAGGCGATGAAGGAGGGGATCGTCCTTGAAGGCCGTGCGATCGATGGTGCATTCGCGATCTTCGAGAGTTTCGCCAAGCCCATAGAGACGCATCTGCTCGAGCAAGAGCGGTTCGCTGAGCGCGCGGAATCCGCCCGAAAGGATGCGCTTCGTTCCGCTCGCACCGAAGCGCTCCTCGCGCTCGACGTCATCCCCGCAGCAATGCCTGGCGCCATTGGGGAGATGAGCGAAGAGGCGTGGGCATCTGTACTTGATGATGCAAAGGCTGCTCGCGCCGCACGACTTGAAGAGGCCCGAATCGCCGAAGAGGCTCACGTTGAGGCGCTCCGCATCGTCGCCGAGAAGGAAGCGGCCCGAAAGGCGGAAGCCGCCAAGGCTGAAGGGGAGCGTCGAGCGCGCGAGGAGGCGCAGCGAATCGAGAATGAGCGCCTCAAGGCGGAAGCCGCCGCACGCGAAGCCGAGCTGTCGAAGGAGCGTGCCGCGCGTGAAGCTTCCGAGAAGGCAGCCATGGAGCGAGAAGTGGCCGCAAAACGAGAGGCCCATGAAGCCGACCAAAGGCAACGCGCCGAGCAACGGGCCGAACTCGACGCCGTCCGAGCAGAAGCGGCAGCCCGGGAGAAAGCCGCGCAACTCGCTAAGGCCGAGGCAGAGGCCCGCGCTGAAGAGCTACAGCAGAAAGAGGCGATGCGCGTCGCCGCGCAGGCAGAATCGAAGAAGCCCACGAAGGCGAAGTACATCGCGATGATTCAGGCCCTCACCGAGATATCGCAATGGGATAGAGGGTCGCTCGATCAGTTCGGCGATGAAGAGGACGTGCATTCCGTAAGCATCGCCCGCACGTGCCTGACTGCGATTGGTGAGGCACCTTCCGTCGGCGACTGCAAGCTCGAGGGGGCGGCGTAGATGGGTCTATTTTGGCTGTCGTTTTGCGACACTGAGCGACCGGAGGGACAGCAATTTCTCGGGGCGTGCATGGTACATGGCGAGACGCTGGAGGATGCGATCCTCACGGCGTGGATGCTGAGAGTCAATCCGGGCGGCGAAGTGGCTAGCCTGGAGGTCCCGCCGACCGTGGAGACCCATGTGGCGAGCAAATGGATCGGTCGCCTGCTCACGCGAGAAGAAGCCGAGCAGTTCGACCGCGAGATCGCGCCACACGGTGTCTCGTGACCCTCCCCACCGTGTGTCCACGAGCACGATTATGCGAAGTGCGGCGACGAGACGTATTGCGGGTGCACGCCACCCGGACAAGTCGAGTCGTAGGAGATTCACGGTAATGCGCGC